CAAAAGGGCACGCCTTACCACTGGCTGGGTTTTAATCCGCCACGCTCAGCACCTCGCCGGCGTTCCAGTGGCTGGTTTTGTCACCGCCGTGCACAGCACGGCATCCAGGCCGGGGAAGGGCAGATCGTCGGCAAAGAGAGGATCGGGCTCGGGAAGATAGTCCACCTGCATCTTGCCCTGGGCATTGAGAGCACAGGTGACGTTCTGGGTAAGGTCGATCTCGATGAGCGCATCGTATTTGCTGTTGTCGATCACATCGTGATCCAGCGTGAAGGCCTCTTTGCCAGGCGCCAGCAAATCAGGCTGATGGATGCGGAGCCAAGCGCAGAGGACATAGCAGACCGCCGCGATATCCGTGGTCATGTCCATCAAAAGCACTTTGGCGCGGAAGCTCATCATGAACCCGAACGTGCTTGTCTGCCGGCATTGCACCGTGCCGCGATCTGTCCAAACGCGCAGGCGATCGTTGGACTTGGACAGATCCTCGATAGAGGTGGAGAGCACCTGGCGCAGGCTATCGATCTTGCGCATGGATCAGTCCCACAAGCTAACGGTTTCGAGGGTCTGCGCGGCGGCCGATGGCGATGCTTCGGGCAGGATGATGATGGTGCCGGCCGGGAGGCGCGGGCCGCGCGCGGCCAGGCCGGGGTTGAGATCGAGCACCTGTTCGACCACGGTGCGGGTGTAGCCCAACACGCGCCAGCAGACTTCATCGACGGTTTCGCCTTGGAGAGCGGTGGCGGTGCGGGTCATCAGATCAGCTTCACCCGGTTGCGGCCGACCTGCGCCCCACCCATGGAGCGCAGGTCGGCTACGGCCCCCAGTGCGACCCGACGGGCTTCGTCGGCTGCGGTATCCTTTTCGAGGGCGCGATCAAGGCCTTGGTCGGTAGCGCTTATGTCGCGGTAGGCGGCATAGAGATCCGCAGCCGCGAAATAGGTGATGATCCGTTCCCACAGCTTGACCGCCATGTTGCCCCCGTTGAGCGTTTCGGCGGTCACGTGTTCCAATTTCGCCACCCCGGCGCTGGCCTTGGCGGTGCGCCACACGGCCAGCTCGCGGAAAGCGTGCAGCATCGCCCCTTCGATCGCCATGGTGAGGCGGGCGGTGCTGATCGTGCCATCGCCCAGGCGGACGGAATCGCGCACGGTGTCGAGCTTGACCGGTGGGAACCAGCCATCTGCGACGACCTCGGCGCCATCAGGATCCCAGGGGCCGGCGGGGACTGCAATGACGCCAGTGGACATGGGCGGCTCCTTGAAGGTTTTGGGGGGTGAGGATGGTTGGCTGGGCGTCACCGCAAAGCGGCTGCACAACCCGCCATCCGCCCCCCAGCGCCGTGGGCGATTCGTGGATTAGGTCGTGACGGTGGCGGCCTGCTCGGCTTTCTTCTGGCGCGTGAGCCGGTCGAGATCCTTCCTGACGCCGATGTTGCGGTCGAGGACCAGCGCGCGGGACAGCGTGTTGAGCGCCGCTTCGATATAGGCGGCCTTGCCACCGGCCGGGGCATTGTCGGCCGCCGGGTCGAAATCGTCGGCCTTGCGCGCGAAGCTGCGGCCGAGGGCCTTGTAGAGCTTGGCCAGAGCCGGGTCTGGCATGTCCGCGCCGTGGACCAGCTCGAGCGTGCGCAACAGCGCTTCGTGCGGGACGGTCTCGGCCTGGGCCAAGGCTCGCTCGGCGATTTCCTCGGCGACGACGCAAGCAATCGTGCGGTTGAAGCCGGGCAGCACCAAGTGAAAGCGGATCGCGTGCTCGGCCAGGGCAAGGGCATAGTCGAAGTCGCGATAGTCGATCGCCCAGAGCATGTTGGTGACGAGGATTTCGTCCTGCGCCGCCTTGCCCTGGTCGCCGGCCTCGAGCGCGCCCTTGATCCAGGCTTCGAAAGCGCCAGCGAATTCACGCTTCTTGGGGATGCGCGCCTCGTGGCTGGCGATGTCTTTCAGGGCGCGCAGGTTGTCGTGGAGCAGCACGCGCAGGGCGGCGTATTCCTTGCCCTCGGGCGTGCTGGTGTCCGGCTCGGCCGGCGCCGTGCTGTCGGTGGACGGGGCGGCGCCGGCGCGGATGGCCTGCACCCGCTGCTTGTGGCGGCGGAAAGGGCTGCTCATGGGGCTTGATCCTGTTGCGGGTGGTCCGCAGGGGCGTGTGGCCTCCCCTGCGGTGCGCTGGCTCCGGGGTGCCGCCGGCCACGGCAGATCCCCCCTCGACGCCCTCGGGTATTACGGGCGGTCGCCGAAAGTGATGTTCTCGGCCATGACCGCGTGATCGGTGCTCTCGATCACGTAGCCTTCGTTGACCGAGTTGTAGTCCACCAGCGACGCCATGTTTTCCGGCTCGTCCTTGATGTAGCGACGGCGGGAACCTTCCTGGTAGTAGAGCGAAAGGTTGCTGCTGTCGGGCACGCTGGGCTGGCCGAGCGGGGTGACCATCATCGTGCCCTCGGGGAAGTAAGGCACGATCACCGCCGGGCGACCGCCGATCTGCTTTGCAGACATGACGATGTCGGTAACGACCTGGTCGCTGGTGGACTTACCGCCATCGATGGTGTCCGACAGTGGCCGGTTGATCATGGGGAAATACTTCTCGTCCACCAGATCCTGCGAAACGATCACGACGTGATCAGTCGATGCGCGTGCCCAGCTCGGCATGCCGGAGATGAGGTCATAGGCCAGCGCGTCGATATTCTTGTAGTCGCCATCGGCGGTGCTGGCGTCCTTGCCGATGTAGATCGGCTTGGCCGTGCCGGTCGCGGTGGTGACATCGCCGACCGTCACGGTGTTGCGGCCCATCACGTGGTCAGGGCGCTCAAGGCGAAGCTTCTGCAGCCATCCGATGTTGACGTCTTCGCCCATCGGGTTTTCGTCGGCATCGGTATCGTCAGCCGCCGTGGTGCCGTGCCAACCCACCATGATGCGGCTCAATGCCACCGAAATGGCCACTTGGCGCGAGTAGCGATCAGCAAAATCGGGGAAGCGCGACCAGTTGTCGATCAGTTCCCACGGGAGCCAGGTGTCGAACAGGGTGTCGTGCAGCTCCCACTTCCGATCCTGCAGCAAGCCGGCATACTTGGGCCGGCGGGGCAGATTGGGGCGGCTGCGGCGCGAGGCCACCATGTTCGCGGTGCCCAGGCCGATGACCTGGCCCTTGAGATCGCGCACGCCGGGCACGTTGATGCGCTGCAGGAAGCCGACGTTCTCACGCTGGAGATCCTCAAGCCGCTGTTCGGACGAAGGCTCGAGCGAGAACTGCTTGCCCACGCCGCGCGGCGCGTTGTTGCGCTGCTGGATGGCGGCGAAAAGACCGTCCAGCGCCCGGCGGCCGCGATCGGAAAGATTGTAACCCATGTTTTTCAGGTCCTGTGGTGACGGGGTGCGGGGCGGGCGGTGATTGTTTAGAAGACGCCGGCGTAATTCGCGGCGCCACCATCGGAGCGGGACCGCGCGGTGTAGTTGCGCGCCGGGGTCTGTTCCTGGGTGGCTTCCAGCTGCTGCAGCTTCACGGCCAGGGCATCGCTATCGGCACGGAATTCGGTGCGCAGATCGAAGATGGCCTTCGAGAAGCTGGTGCCGAGTTCCTCGAACAGCGGGCGCAGCTGGGCGAAGTCCATCGCGGCGGGCTGGGCGGGATCGGCTTGGGGCGCAGGGTCGGTTTTGGGCGCGGGCGTGAACTTGGATGCGACGCGATCCAGCGCAGCCGTGAACGCGGCAATCAGGCCGGTTCCGGTCGCCTCGCCATCGTCGGGGAACTCCAGCGGCTCGGGCGTTTCGCCCGCCACGGTGAGCACGCCTGGCAGCGAACGGTTGAATTCCAGGCGCTGGGTAGCGATCGACGCGGGGCTGTCGGTGAGGGCGCACCCCATGAGATAGGCGAAGCCCTTGCCTGCGAAGTTCGGCTCGATCTCGATCGAGGGATAGACCTTCTGTCCGGCATCATTCAGCTTCTTGGCGTCCTCGTTGACGTCGAACACGCCAAACAGCGCCGTGCGCGTTTCCTTCTTGCCGTTGAAATTGACATCGGTCTTGCCGATCGACAGCTCGACCACGTCGCCATAGGCGCGAAATGGGCTTTCCCCCGTGACGCCGCGAATGTGCTCGATGTTGAGCCGCGCACCATAGGTCTTGGGGTCATAGCTCGAGGCGATCTGCTGCAGCATCGCGTCATCGATGGTGCGGCCATCGACAGTCGAGCCGGCGGTGGCGAGCAG